AGGGGCTTTTATTAATATTATTAAATGTAGAAAAAAGCTATATTTTATCGACTAAAAAGTTGTTAAAAAAGTGAAAATAAATTGACATTCAACAACCATAATGTTATTATTTGTTTGTGGTTCACGTTATGGAATTTAATGCTATAATAGGATTTTCCTAACGGCCAAAAATTCTTGTGAACTGATTAGTTGCAAAGGACATATTTAAATGTTCGTATATATTTTATGAGTTTAGCTAGTGATGTTTTTGGTGTGTACCAAAAAAAGGTTCACTAGCTATTCTTCTTTTATTGGAGATTGATAATTTTCCCAATAATCTAGACACATTACACAACGCTTGAAGTAGGTGTTATCTTTAAGTAGTTCAGGTGTTGATTTCAAAAACAAATCTTTGCAAAGAGTACGCATAGTATTAATATCAAGTAAATCTATATTGGCTAATATTAAAGCAGGAACTTTCTTAATGTCTTTTTGTTCTTCAATGCCAGCTTTAAGTTCATTGAAATTAGAATAGTGTGGCAATTTGCTAATTGTTTTCTTTACAGATGTGCCAAGTATTAAATCAATTGTGTTGTGCTTATCTACATATACTTTTAAGTGAGAATCTGGTATTAATGTGTAATTTGCTTTTTTAATATACTTATATACTGGCATAAGCAGATTGTATGGTAGAGATTTAAATCTTACATTACACATTTCTTCAGCTGATAAATTCTTGTTATCATAAATTATATCTTCAAATATAAGTGCTGCATCGACTAAACAATATCCATATTTATTTAGGATGTTATCACGGTATCCAACAGCAATAGCTAATGGTTTTGCTGATAAATCCATATTATCAAGATCATCTAAACCTACGATTATTGATTCTGCGTTTGCTGATGAAAGATTTTCATCCACAATTTTGCGAACAATTCGTTTGGTATCACGAATCCTGATAGGTGATATTCCAGGAACAACCTTGTTAAGTGTACTAAATACTTTTAGATAATTATCGGTTTGTATTTCAGTAACAGGTATTTTTTGCCCGTTAGGAAGAATTATGGTATTTTTATTTTCAATGAGCTTACGTTCTCCCTTTTTAAAAGATATAAATACAAAATGTTCGTCAATATTATCTAATTGCTCACTTGTAAGGCAAGATAAGAAATCAGCTACTATGTTGCGAATATTTTCATCGGTGAAAGAATATCCTAAAAATACTATTGGTGATTCAGAAAATAGAGTAAGCATTTTAGCAATAACTAGCTTTCTTGAATCAGTAAATTCTTTATAGTCTTTTTCAGTAATAATGATAGAATCAGCATCAGTGACACATCCATGTATTTTATATATTTCTGCTGAATTATAGCTGTCAGCGGAAAATAATTCATACTGGTGTCTGAAAACAGTGTAATCATTATTAAAAATTTCCTTTTCCAGAAACTGATCATAATTAGTGGTTATGACAGCAGAAACTTTATTTTTTAGGTTTTGGAATAATTCTTTTTCTTTGTTAAGATAATTCGCTGATTTTAACGGAAGCTTTTTAAAAATATTTGATAAGTACATTTTATAAGGTGAAACACCTCTTTTAACCCAGGCAGGGTTTTTGGTTTTAATAAAACTCAACTTGATTTTACGGTCAAAAAAAGCCTCATTAAACTCATTTTCTATAATAGTTCCCATCTTAGCGTTTATTTCAAAATCAGTAAGACCTTCGCGCTTATATTTGTCAATGTATTTCTGATATTGATATGGATCCTTATTGTACATATCAAATGATTTTTGTAAAAGTTCATTCCAATCAGGATAATCTTGTAAATATCTTCTTGAAATACCAGAACCTACAAAAAGTACAGGCATACGATTGCTTTTTACAATCTTATCTAATGCATTCATTATGTTTCACTCCTTTTTTAAATAATGTAATATGTTTATTTTTAAAGGTTTCAATCACAATATTAGTTTAAAACTAATAAAATTCTATTTATCATTGTGTTTATTAATAAAAATCATTGCACCATCAATCGACATTTTTCTTGCTATAAATTCCCAGTCAGTAGGCTTATATGGACGAGGTCTATATTTATAATTCCTGCCTTGTTTTTTTAGTGCATCATCATATAGTTCTTTGATACGAGGTAAATCCTCAGAGTTTTTATAATCTTCTAAACATTTCTGATAAAACTCAACACATCTATTGATGTCTGTCTTTTGTAGTATATGTCCTATTCCTAATAAATCAGAGATATCCATATATCCGTGAAGTTTAATACGTTTTTGCCTGTATAGGTAAGCTCTATCATACATATATTCTTTTTCACATAAATTACAATAATCATCATATATTAGGTCTAAAGGAAAAAGTATTTTAGTTTTGAACACATAGCTGTCAGGAGGCAGTTGCTTTAATGTGATGAAATATTTTTCATAGTAATTTATAGCATTTATTCTATCTAACGCTCCTTCAGTTCCATAGGCGATTGCAGTAGCAAGTATATCAAATGGTAATGTGGAATTCTTATATTTTAAAATTATATATCTGTGCAATATATAGCGAGGGGCATAAACAACAGAGTATGCTATTTCTGCCAGTTTTATAGCTTGCAATTCCAATGGATACTGTTTACATTCTTCAATACAAGAGTCAATATATTCGGTATCATAAGAAGAAAGGTTAGTTAAATCATAACTATAAGTTCCTGGAATTATATTACTATGGTTATAAGGTGTATCATCAGAAGTGTAACTATTCAAATGCTCAGCAATATCGTCATTTAGATAATCTTCATCCTCATATGTAGTATCACAATTGTTATCTGTATTGATAACAAAATAACTAAGTAATTTTTGAATAAAATCTTGTAAAAACATAATGTGTTCCTTTAATTATAATGTGTAAAAATTTCAACGAGTTGAACATTTTTATCTAATCTATCATAATCTCCATTTTTAATGTGTTTCAATTCGTGATGATAGGCCAACATTAATTGTTCCATTGAGTGTCTGGCATTTAAGACTATGGTATAGGTATCATCATCACAGCAAACAGTATATGCCTTAATTGTAGTAGGCATATCTATATATAAAATATTAGTATCCAATTCCTCACCCTCTTATCTTTTTAATCATTTTTGTTAGACATTCTGTCAATCATCTCCTTAACAAATTCAATATCTTCTTTCTTTACCTTGCGTGATGCATCAAACAATACTTTATAGTCAGGGTTCTCATATAAGAACTGAGCCATATCTCTTGCATCATCATCAAGATAATATACATTATTATCTTCATTAGTATTATAAGAGAGTTTTTTTGTAGCTAAATCATTCATATCTATATTAAATATTTCAGATAATTTCTTTAAGGCTTTAAGTGGTGGTTCAGAAACACCAGACTCCCATTTTTGTATTGTAGTAAATGATTTATAACCAAGCATATTGGCTATGTCATCTTGAGAATATCCTTTTTTAGTTCTTAAAAAACGTATGTTTTCACCAAGGCACATATTAATGTCACCGCCCTTCTTAATTTATATTTGAATAATATAATATAATTGAAGAAAATTCAAGTAGAATTGATAAAAAGATAAAAAAACTTGAAATAAATTCAAAAAAGGTATTGACACTTGAATATAAATCAAGTAACATATGCTTGAAAATAATTCAAGTTGAAATGAGGTGATGAAAAGTTGAATACAAATGAAATGCAGTTCTCCGTTAAAGAATTAAGAGCAAGAAAAAACGAAACACAGGAGCAAGTTGCCAACAAAATCGGTATTTCTCCCCAAACATACTGCTCATGGGAAAAAGATATATCTAATGTGGCAGTAAGTAAAGTTAGAGCTCTTGCTGAGCATTTCGGTGTAACTCTTAATCAGATAAAATTTTAATTTTTTTTGAATTTAAACTTGAAATTAATTCAAGTAAACATTCAAAGCAAGTAATATAACAAGGAGGTTAACGAGTGAAATATGTTTCAGAAAGAATAGTAAACATAAGAGAATTAAAAGACATAATTGAGAAATCCAGATTAGATACATTAGGGATTTTAGAGGAATGCAGAAAGAAAGAGCCTTCCATAAAGGATATAGAAGGCTATGCAAAACAATTGGAAATTAGACTTTATATGGCTGAAAATTTTGACTTTTTGATAGAAAGAGCAACAACAGTAGATAAAAGCTAAAGTGGGTCATTTATATTGTGTTTATATGGAAAATCTTTTAACGCAGTACATTCTGAACGCATAAAACATTGAAGATATTTGTACTCTTCACATTGGTCATCTTTATGAAGTTTACTATTTTCAATTATAGGACAGGTAGAAGTGATGAAAGTACCTTCGTATGGGTCATTTTCATTAAGTAAGTGATATTTTCCAGTTAAAACAAGGTGTTTTTTATAAAAGGGACATACAAAGGATTTTCCAAGTAAAACATATTGTGCCATATGCAAGCTCCTTTCTTTAATTACTCGGCTACGGCAATAGCCTGTGATTGAAGTATAGAAGTTGGGAGAAAATTAGGCAAGATATTTCAGACAAGTAATATAGCAAGGAGGTGAGAGTGTGAAGACACAATCAATAACGGAGCTTCCAGATAAATTAGAAAGTTTGTATGTAGATGCACATAATAAGATATTTCTACTTAATGGAAAGCCAATAGGAGCAGGAATAGAGTTTATACAGATTAATTTTGATGGAACTAAGTGGTGAGTAACTATGGAATGTGCGGCAAAAGTAATGAAAGAAATCGGCACATATAGCAAGGATGGAGAAAAACTCAGTTAGTAAGTAACATACGAGGAGGTGAGACAGTGTTCTTAGATTACAAAGAAATAAAAGAATTTATAGAACACAAAGGTTACAAACAGTCAGTAATTGCCAAAAAGATTGGAATGTCAAGTGTAAAGCTGAACCAGATACTAAGCGGTAATCGCAAATGTGAAGCTGGGGAATATGCTGGAATATGTAAAGCATTAGATGTTTCATATGAAAAATTTATAAAAGAAGGCTGATTTGTATTTAACTCAAATCAGCCTAGCACCTGGATTAAAGGGATTTTTCTAAGTGATAAGTGAAGCCACCATTACAATTTGGGTAGTAAGAGAGGGCAATAATCTTATAACCTAATTTAATCCATTTATCAGCAAGGTGCTTAGAGTAAGCAAGTCTTTTCAAGATAACACCGCCTTTCGCTTTGTTATAGATAGACAAGTTACATATCTATGATAAATGGTGCTATATCGAAAAGCAATATAAACATTATTAAAAACGATATTTAAGGAATGATATAAGGTGCACAAAACTAGCTATTCACATAATTTTAACCATTTTACAGGAAAGAAATCGAAAATAAGAAAATGGAAAAAGGACAAGAGCAAAGTTAAACATAAGCACATTAATAAATACTTGGAGGTAAAGAAATGAATATAACAGCAATAGCAATAACAACTATTATCTGCATTGCATTGACGTCTATATGCAATGATGGAAAGAGAAAATAAGAAAAGGAGATATTATGGAGCATTTTAATTCAAGCGAAGCATAGTAGGACAACTATCTTCATCAAGGTAGAAGAGGGTTTTCATAGAGGTTCTTTCTTCGATTGCAAATAGGATATCTCTTATACAATCAGGATTTAATTTCATTTAAGACAATCTCCTTTCTTAAAACTAGGTGCGGCAACACCAGTAATTCAAGTATAGGAGACATAAGTAGATAAGACAAGATATTTAAATAGGGAGACAGAAAGTGATAAAGAGAAAAAATACAATATTAGCAGCTTTAATATTAGGTGTCTCATTAACAATGACAGGTTGTAGTGAGGCAGATAAGGTTAATTACAATATGTCCAAGCAGGCAGATTATTTTGAGTGCGAACGAAAAATAACAGTATACAATGCACGTACAGACAAAATCATTATGGAAGCAGAAGGTTATATGAGCATAAGTAACGATAGTGATAATGAGCTGGTATGCACAGTTAAGACAGGTGCAGATGAATACAGAAAGAATTACATATATCTCAATGATTACACAATGTATGTTGTTGAGGATATAACAGGAACACATTCAGACCCATATCATTACAAGATGTATTTTCATACAGAAGCTCCTGTTGATATGGACATAAAACCTTAATAATGTGTAATCAGGACATTCAGTGTAAGCATATAAGACAGTAATCACAAGTCAGAGGTGAGAGTGTGAACATAGTAATAAAGATTATAGATGGTGACAAGATTATTGATTACGATTCACTGTCAGACAAAGAGAAGAAAGAGTACGGGCAGCGACTTAATGAACAGGCTTTGACTTCGTTAGGTTATGTCAGAAAGGAGTAGATTTGTTATATACACAGGCACAAGAGAGTTTTGAGAAAGAGCCAAGAGACAAGAACTGGATAACATCTTTTGTGGCAGTTCCGTATAATAACCTGTATGACAGATTGTTCAGGCTGGCAGAAGAGTATGGAAAGATAAAGGCGGAAGTCTATATAGATAAAACAATAACAGACACTATATATGTAAAAGTAAGCAAAGTATAGATGAATAATAGAAAAAGAGCTGGTACAAGGAATACCGGCTCTTTCTCAAAACACATATAGATAAATCTCATATTTATTATATGTGTAAGTTCACTGAAAGTCAAGCGGGTGCAGGCTCGTCTTTGTAACTTTATAAATATATTAAAGTTAGGACATTTAAGGAGACAGGTATGGCTTACAGAAAAGATGTATGGCGCTTCCCTGGCTCTAATGAGTATGAGTATAAATTTATTGGTAATTATGGAGCTAAGGGCGAGAAACGCCATAAAAGACAGAAGGCAACACAGGAGCAGATTAGAAAGCAGAACCAGAGGAATAAAGAAAAGAGAGTAAGAAGATTAATAAAAGCAAACTTTAAGGAGGGAGATCTATGGACAACCTTAAAGTATCCGAAGGGAACAAGGAAATGCATCGACGAAGTAAGGAAAGACCTTAACAGCTTCTTAAGAAGTCTCAGGACAAGATATAAGAGCATTGATGAGATTGTGAAGTATATATACAGAATTGAGGTAGGAGCACTCGGAGGTGTGCATATACATATCCTTATAAACAGGGTTACAGGTGCAGATAAGATTATAACAAAATGCTGGGAAAGGTTTGGCCACGTTAACTATCAAAACATATATGAAACTGGCGGATATGCAGATCTGGCAGAGTATATCGTTAAACAGCCGGAAGAAAATACGGAAGAATACGAACAGCTTAATATGTTCAGCGTACAGGAACAGAAAGAACTTGTTAAGTATTCCTGTTCAAGGAATTTGGTACGTCCTGAGCCAGAACGCACTGATTACAGCAGAAGGACGATGAGAAAGATTATAGAAAATGGTCCGGAGCCGACACCAGGATATTTTATAGATCCATTGTCAGTGGTAATGGGGACAAACCCTTATACAGGAATGAATTATCTGCATTATACAGAGTACAAGCTATCACGGAATGGTCCATAAGGAGGAGCAATGAGACAGGTAAACATATATACAGCAACAACCTTTAAGGGACTAAATGTACAGAATGGCATTATAGGCTACATATTGGAGCTTGTAACAGACACGGAGCCGATAACACTGGACAGCACAGAACTGCTGTACGATATGAAGCCTAATAGGGCAGAACTAATAGCAGTTATTAAAGCACTACAACGGATGAAAGAAAAATGTGAACTGGTTATATATACAGAGTCTCCTTATGTGGCAAATGCTTTTAATGCTGGCTGGCCAGACAAGTGGAAGCAGAATAATTATAAAACAGCAAAAGGCGGTGATGTGGCAAACGCAGATGAATGGAGAAAGTTGGATGAACTGCTTGCAGGACATAAGTATGAATTTCGCCTGCAAGAGGAACATTCATACAGAAACTGGTTAAAAGGGCATATAGAGAAAGTAAAGGAGTATGAAGATGTTTGATATATTCGGAGAGTTTAACAGTGCAGAAGAAATAAACGAAGCGGCAGCAGCACAATTACAGGAAGGTGATACTGATGCAGTTATGACAATAGCAAGAGAAAATGGTATTGATGTAGATGATGCACAGGACTATATAGATGGAATGGTGGATAAATTATGTTCTCCGCTGATGGCTGCATTTGGAAAAATAGAGGTTGAGACAGAGGAGTTGCAGCCTAAAGAGATAATAGAAGACTGGGTTACCTACATAAAAAAGAGGTGTACAGAGTGCGAAGATATGGCTGTGGCGGTAAGAACTAAAGGCAAGAGCATAAAAGGCTGTATAGCGGCACTTCTAAAATGGAGCTTCACCAATTCGTATGATGTAGACAAAAATATAGTAAAACAGGCGGGAATAAGAAATAGCAATGTAAAAATGGGTATCCCCGGAATGGCAACAGCGTACAAGCTTATAGATGAATATTATCTTGGAGGCAGCAGATGAAAAAGCAGAAAATATTAGCATATGAAGGCAGAATACCTGTATCAGATAGAGCACTGACAGCAGCTGTTATTGATATTAATAATAAAAAGCATCTGATAATAGACCTTTATATCGCTGGGACAATAAAGTACAGAATGGCAGTGAATGACAAAGAATATGCACATTTTAATTATGAAAATCAAAAATGGGATTGTATATCGATTGACTGGAACAGACCATATTCAAGAGAGTTGAGAAAAGCCAGTATAGACAGAGTGGATAAGCAGATACTAAAAGAATGGTATGCAAAGAAAATACCTGCTGGCTGGAATAACGAAGATTTAATATATGCAATAGAGCAGAAAGCATTTGATATTAAAACATCAGAAAGAATGTTAAAAGAAGAAAATGAAAAAGAAAAGTTATTTGCTATTATGCCTGAAAAACCAAAGCTCTTAGATGAAACTATTAACAGATACATAGAAGCTGGAAATATTATTTATTACAAGCGGAATGGCAGTTATGCAGATTATTATTGCTGTCAGTGTGGAGAAAAATTTACAAGGCGAATAAAAGCCACAGAAGCTTATGCAGGTCCATCGGTGGATATTGTGCCACGAAGATATCAATCAAAAGAGTGTCCAAAATGCAAAAGAAAAGGGACACTGCTTAACTGGGGGCGTGCAAAGATTACAAATCAGGTGTTTGAAGTGCTTTTGTATCAGGCAGCAGAAGATGAAACACTTGTAATAAGAGCTTACTCAGTAAGAGCAGTACGAAGCCCAGGCAGTATATTAACTAAAAAGATACTGGAGTATGGCAGGGTGTTCTTAAGAAGAGATTATGAGAGGATATATGACAATAGCTGTAATACAGGAAAATGGTGGAAGAGTAAAAAGCTAGACATATACAGGTCAGGAAAGTTGTATGAGGTTAATTACTGCGAGGCAGTTGAAAAAAGTGATTTAAGATACATCCCAGCAACAGCATATAAGCTTATAAGTGAGGCAGGTGCAAGAGAGGAAAGATATATACTGGCAAGATATGATACTCTTACTGCTTATGCACACGCACCGCAGATAGAGCAGTTATACAAAATAGGCCTTACACAGATATGCAGGAGGTTAATTTTTGCGAAGGGACAAACAAGAGATATTAATAAAAAAGCAAAAACAGCCGCAGGAATTTTAAGAGTAACAACTGAACAGTTAAGGTATTTAAGGGAGTCCGAACAGGAACTGCTTGCATTAAGTGTAATTAAAATTATGAATTACAGAAAAATACCATTTACACAGCATAATGTAGAGATTGTTACAAGATTGTATATAACTGCATCTACAGATAAGCTAAAGCACATTTTAAAGTACCAGAGCCCTGAAAAGCTATTGAACTATCTTAATAAGAATATACCAGAACACGCCATTCTGGCAGATGCTATTACAGAATATGATGATTACTTAAGAGCGAGGGAAGCTAATGGAGATGATCTTAGCAATACAGTGTATTTAAGACCGAGAGAACTTCACAAAACATACATAGAGTTAAGAGAGAAGATGGAACGTGCAAAGAGTGCCAAATACATTAAACAGATGAATGAGAAATATGCAAGGATAAAGGTTAATTCAGCGAAAGTTACAACAAAATATACCTGGCAGCAGTCGGGACTGCTTATAAGACCAGCAAGAGATGCAGGAGAAGTTGTTATGGAAGGACGTATTTTACATCATTGTGTGGGTGATGACCATCAGAGGTATTTAAGCAACTATAACCAGAATAAAGCAATAATACTTGTAATAAGGCACGAAAATGAGCCAGATAAACCATATATTACAGTGGAATATGAAAATAACAAGGTACAGCAGTGGTATGGAATAAGGGATACCAAGCCAGACAAAGAGACAATAGACAGCTTCTTAAAGGCTTATGTAGCTCACATTGCAGGAAAGGCAGGGAAAGCAGGATGAATGAATTAGAAGAAATTAGGAATTATGATGAATATAAGACGGCACTTGATAAGCAGATGAAAGAAACTGCTGAGGGGTTCGTAAGAATTGGCTATTTGTTAAAGCTGGCAAGAGATACAGATATTCTAAAATGGTCTGCATATACTAACGTAATCGAATTTGCCAGGGTGGAGTATGGTCTGGACAAGACAATGGTATCACGTTTTATAAGCATTAATGACAGGTTCTCGGAAAATGGTAACAGTCCAGTGCTTAAGACGTCATATAAAGGTTTTGGGTATGCCAAGCTTGTTATTATGCTCCAGCTTCCGGATGAACTTAATGAGGAGCTTACGCCAGAGTATTCCAAGAGGGAAATACAGACACTTAAAGAGGAACTTGATGAGGAAAAGAAAATAAGTGATCTGGAAGTATATGCTGAGGGAACAGATACCGAAAAGACAGAGCTTGAGCAGATTATATACAAAATATGTGAAGAGAATATAGAGGTATATGAGAGCATATATAATGCAGTTACGCACGAGAAATTAAATGCTGACAATATTGTAGATATATTCGCACCTGCGGGAGATATGATTTATTCAGTTCGAATACAGGGAGCAGGAAGAAAAGCAGTTTCTTTCAAGCAGGGAGAAGATATAGCAGTTGTAAGCCTTAGGACAGCAGAGAAGGATACATACAATCCACAGGAAGTATACATTGCCACAATGAGCATAGCAGGCAGGAACATAATAAATAGTGAGGCTGATGCCAAGACAGTATGGCAGCAGATATATGCTAAAGAATATCCTAAGAAAAATACCCAAGTTGCACCGGTGCAACACAGTTCCAAAGCTGATATAAAAAAGTCAGAAAAGAAAACAAAGGTTGTAAAGGCAAAGCAGGAGGAAATCCACGACATAGAAAAGACAGTTCCTAAATCATCTCCTATAGAGACGCAGGAGCCTGAAAAGCCGATAAAGACAGAAGCTGAGCCTATAGATGAGCAGGTTGAAGGACAGAAGAATATTGCAGATTATCCTGATGTTATGCCAGTAGAACGTGTTGAGGGGACAGTTGAGTCTCTCACATCAGAAGCTGATATAAAGAACAATATTATAACTGCGGCATCAAATATTAAATTCACATTGGAAGCTAACAGTTATATTACAGACAACATTATAGACAGGCTTATAGCATTAGCAGAAAACATAAAGACAGAGCTTGAACAGCTAAAAGGAGGCAGCAGATGAAAGTATATATAAGTTTACCAGTAACAGGAACATCCGACTATAAGGAGAGAGCAGGGGCAATCGAAAAAGTTCTTACAGAGCAGGGACATACAGTAATTAACCCAGTAAAGGTGTGTGAGAACCTTCCCAAGGATACAACACACAAAGAAATTATGAATATATGTATTTCTATGCTTGATATGTGTGATGTGGCAGTATTTGCACCAGGGTGGGAACATTCAACAGGCTGTACGCTTGAGATGTGCAGGGCAATGAATAATAGAATTACAATTGGTTTTGTAGGAGAGTTAGAAGAGAAATGGGAAAATCAAAACAGGCAAGAGCACACGAATTTACAGAAAAAGCAAGAAAGGAAATCTATGCAAGAGACTTCGGCCAGTGTATTTTCTGTATTAAGAAATACAATATGCAGGGTTCAACGTGGTATTCACAGCAAATACTAAGCGTTATGCACTATATACCAAGGTCAGCAGGCGGCTTAGGAATACCTCAGAATGGAGCTATAGGATGTCAGTTTCACCATAATATGTTAGACAATGGCAATCAAGGAAATAGAAAGGAGATGTTGGAGATATTTAAGCAGTATTTGCAGGAGCTTTATCCGGAATGGAATGAGGATGAGCTTGTATACAGAAAATGGTAAAAAGGGAGGCGATTCATAATGCTAACATTGCCAATCAAGAAAAAATGGTTTGATATGATTGCTTCAGGCGAGAAGAAAGAAGAATATAGAGAAATAAAAGAATATTATGAAACACGTTTCCAGAATCTTTTTGGTGCGATAACAATATACCCATCAAGTATTTTTGTCGAAAGATATGAGTATGAATTGTTACAAGGCAATGACGTTCCAGAGGAAATAAGACAAGATAGAGTACAAGAGATAATTTTTCGTAATGGATATTCTAAGAATTCTCCTCAGCTTAAATGTAAATGCATATTACGACTAGGAAAGGGTAAAGAAGAATGGGGAGCTGAAAAAGGAAAAGTGTATTATATAATTGAAATTTTGGGAAAAGAAAAGTTTGATAAAGAGATTAGTATGAAACAATGATAGGTCAGTTAAAGTTTGAAGAGTGTATGACATTTAAAGAAAAAATGGAAGCACAAGGGTGGCATAATTGCTATGATGCAGAACCAGATAAGTGTTACTTATTATTCGCATACAGATGAAGGCTTTCTGCGGCATTATATAGAAGATGTATTTGTAATGAGTGATACACAGGATAGTGTAAGCAAGGACGGAAGCACCAGAAATGACAACTTAAAGATATACATTCCAGCAGAACAGGCTAAAGGAATTGTATTCAAAGTTAAAGATTTAGTTGTTAAGGGACTGTGTGAGGTTGAATTTGACAATCAGTCAGATAAGGGAATATCAGACAGCCTGAAAGAATTAAAACGCAGTACAAGGGTGTATGAAGTATATCAGGTTACAGAGAAATTGTACGGCAGTAAGAATATGCAGCACATAGAATTGGCAGGAAGGTGATTATATGCACTTTACAATACACGGAAATATGAATATATCCCTGAAAGACTTTGCAAGGAAAAGAAAAGGGCTTAAAAGGGGTGGACCTGTACAGAAGTTCATTGACAACGAAGTTATGAAGCAGATGTCACCAATGATGCCGAGGGCTTCAGGAACAATGATACAGAGTATGATTACAAGTACAGTTATAGGTTCAGGATATGTTAATGTCAATGTTCCATATGCACGATTTACATATTATGGAAAAGTTATGATATATGAGCCGACTGGAAGCACATATGCACCAAAAGATGAAAAAAAGATAGTAACACAGACTGATTTAAAGTATCAGGAAGCACCAACACGAGGAGCTTTTTATTTTGAGAGAATGAAAGAGGCAAAGAGAGTACAGATACTTAAAGGAGCACAGGAGATAGCCAATAAATTATGACAATATTAGAGATTACAAAGCAGATAATTAATGAATACCCGCACATAGAAGATTTTACTAATAATATCCACTATGATTTCTCAGATGATACTGAGGGCGAGGCAGGATTGTATATTGCTGGTGACAGAAAAATATCTGAGGATGTACTGGGTAATCAGATTAGGCAGAGTGATATGATTATGTACGCTACCTGTCAGGCGGCATCTGACTATGACAGATTAAATAACAGTAATTTCCTAAGCAATTTATCCTGGTATCTTGAGAATGTTGAGGGTGCATATGAGGTGACTATAGGAGATGATAACAATGTTAAAAAGGGCAAGCTTGAACAGATAAGCTGTTCCAACGCAATGCTTTTAGCTTATCTTACAGATGAACTTACAGGACCTGTAAGATATCAGTTACAGATAACAGCACAGTATAGAATTGATAATTAGGAGGAAAGCAAATGAATAAAGACGGAATGAACCTGCAAAGATTTGGACAAGAAGGTGTAGGCAAGTTAAAGAGAAGCCATCTTTTACATTATATTGATGCTTCATTCGGAGGTGCAGATCCAGTATGGTATCTGATAGGAAAAGATGTGGAGGATATGAGTGTGGAATTAAATCCAGATACAGAAACCAAGAAAAATATCCTTGATGAAACATCTGTACAGGACAATGGATATGAGCCAAGCATAGAAGTAGATACATATTATGCTAATACAGAGGACAGCATATATCCAAAGCTTAAGGATATTGCTTTAAACAGGCTTACAGGAGATGACTGTAAAACAAAAATCCTTGAAATTATTGTCGATAAGAAAACAGGACCATTTGATGCGTGGACGGAAGACGTTGTGGTTAAGCCTACAAGCTATGGTGGAAAGACAGGTGGTGTGGCAATTCCATATACAATAAGCCTTAATGGTAACAGAAAACAGGGTACAGTAACAATGAACGATAAGACACCAACATTTGCAACAGTATAAGGAGATATAAAGTATGTCTAATATGGAAAATTTATCATTTGATGAAGGACTTAAAAGTTATAAGATAAATGGCGACCCTAACAGAATATTAAGGTTTAACCCAGGGGATGTGAATATACTTACAAGGTATAAAGAGGTTGTAAATAATCTTAATAATATAGCAAAGGAGCTTCCTGATGCAAAGATTAAGCCAGATGGAACAGCAGAGGATAATGCAGAGATAGTAGGAGCACAGCTTACAGCATTTGATGAGGCACTTAAGAAGCAGATAAATTATCTGTTTAATGCAGATGCGTATGATGTTTTATTTGCTGGACAGAGCCCTTTGTGCAGAGTAGGAACAGGGCGAAAGCTTCTGTGTGAAGAAATAATTGAGAAGCTTGGAAGATTAATTGGTGATGAGTGTGGAGAAACTGTTGACAATGTAAATCTTCGTGTAAGTAAGTATACTGCTGAGTACGAAGGTAACAGGGAGTATCGCAGAAATAAAAATAAGCAGTATAGGAAGAATAAAAATTACAAGAAACAATTCTACGGGGTGTGATTATGAAGGGTCTTCCAACCGAACTTGAGGTTAATGAAAAAAGATATAGGATACGGTCCGATTACAGGGATATATTAAAAATAATACAGGCTTACAATGATCCAGAGCTGGAAGAAAAAGAAAAGTGCTATGTGGCATTAAAAATATTATATATAAATTTTGAAAATATTCCAGAAAAAGATATGGAAGAGGCTTATAGAAAGGCTGTATGGTTTATTGATTGTGGAGAACAGTATACAGAAAAGACCACACAGGAATTAAGGCTGATGGATTGGGAACACGATGAGTCTATTGTAATTCCAGCAATTAATCGTGTGGCTGGCAGAGAGGTAAGGACAGCTAAATATATTCACTGGTGGACGTTTATAGGCTTATATATGGAGATTGGTGAGTGTGTATTTAGTGAGGTTGTATATATAAGGCAGAAGCTGGCCAAACACGAAAGGCTGGAAAAGTATGAAAAGGTCTTCTATAGAGCTAATAAGGATATTATAGATTTGCCAGTAATAAAAGATAAGGAAGAACTTGAAGAGGAAGAGTTTATTAAAAATATGTTTGGTTAGAGGACTGTATGACAGCCCTCTATTTTTGTATGGAGGGCTTAAATGAGTGATGATGAGAGAAAGATAAGCTTTGATACTGGGATTAATCTTGATGGCTTGGAGAATGATACAAAAGAACTTAAGAGTATGGCTAACGATATAGCCAGAACAATTGAAAATATGGGAAAAGACATAGAAGATAATGTGTCTGGCATAAGTATGGAAAACATACAAAATTCTATGGAGGACCTTACAGCAGAAGCAATAAAGTCAGCTCAGGCAATGTTAAAAGTAAACCAGATGATTAATAAGCTGGACGATGTTACAGGTCCTAAAGCTATATTGGATTCTATTAAAGAATATGAGAAAGAACTTGAAAAGCTTCAGGAAAGAATGGCTGGTTATTCCCAATTTGATATAGATGGACAGTCAGATGTTTATAAGCAGGATAAGGAAAGTATAGAGGAGTTAAGAAATTCCATAAATGCTGCAAAAGATGATTTAAGAAATTATTATATGCAGCAGGAAGCAGAAAAAATAGCAATTGATAATCTGAAGCAGAAAGCAAAGGATAAGGTAACCGCAGAGAAAACAGCGGCAAAGGAGGCAGCAGAAGCTGTAAAACAGGCAGCAAGGGATAAGGCAGCCGCAGAGAAACAGGCAGCAGAGGAAGAAAAGCAGGCACAGAAAGAGATTGCAGCCGAGCAGGAAAAATCTATAGCAAGAAAGAGAAAGCTAGGCAGTGTTTGTAAAATGCTTGGCTCACAGATAGGAAAAGTTGCAGGAAAAGCAATTGGAATGGGCGGAGCAATGAGCAAAGCCGATAGCAGAACACAAAAGATAAGTGGAAGCTTAAAGAAGTTAGCAGGCATTGCAAAGACAGCACTTGTATTTAATGTTATAAGAAAAGGCTTAGATGCCTTAAGAGAACAGTTTGGAACAATGCTTAAAGCTAACGATGAATTTAGTTCCTCGCTGGCAGTTGTTAAAGGTAACCTTGCAGTAGCTTTCCAGCCAATATACGAAGCAGCTATGCCATATATTAATATGCTTATGCAGGGGCTTAAGACACTTACCAATCAGCTTGCAGTATTTACTAATACGCTTTTTGGAAAGACGATAAGCGCAAGCACACAAGCAGCTAAAGCAATGAATAAACAGGCAGCGGCGGCAAAGAAAGTGGGAAAGGAAACACAGAAAGCCGTAGCCAATATTGATGAGTTTAATATATTGTCAGATAACAGCTCATCATCTGATAGTGGAACAGCAATAAAATATGATGTAACAGAGTCTACAGGAGCTTCTGATTTTGCCAATATGTTAAAACAGGCTTGGGAAAATCAGGATTTTACTGATGTTGGTGTTCTGATAGGGCAGAAAATAACTAATATGTTGCAGGGAATTAACTGGGATGAAGTGTATAGCAATGCTTCCAGAGTGGCTATAAGCTTTGCAACATTTTTTAATGGGCTGGCAGATGGAATTGACTGGAATGTAATCGGACAGACTGTGGCAGGAGGTCTTAATACAGCACTTATATTTACAGATACATTTTTAACAAATTTTAATTTTCTAAGTTTTGGAGAGAAGATAGGAAGTGGACTTACATCTGCTATATCAACAATCCAGTGGGATTTGTTAGGAAAGTCTTTAGCAGATATTCTTAATGGTGCATTTGACTGGATATATGGTTTCCTGTCCACATTTGATTGGACATTGCTAGGTTCATCATTGGCATCAAGCATATCTAACTTTTTTAATACAACTAATTGGAGAGAATTGGGTGTTGATGTTTCCTCGCTTGTTATAGGGATTGTAGATATGCTTACGGAGTTCTTAAGGGATACAGACTGGCTTGGTGTCGCAAACGCTGTTTTTGATGTCATAAAGGGCATTGATTGGGGCGGAGTAATAAGAACTTTAATTGAAGTGATTGTAACGGCATTTCTTGCACTTCTTACATTGATATTTGATGTAGGATTTAATATTGGAGAAATGCTTATAGAGGGACTTAAAGGTGGAATTGTAAACCTTATTAAAAATATAGGACTTTGGCTCTATAACAATTTAGTTAGGCCAATAATAGATGCTGTATGCAATTTCTTTGGTATACATAGTCCTTCCACAGTATTCTACAATATAGGACAGTATCTTATAAAAGGATTGATGAATGGTGTATCAGGTATGCTTGGCTCTGTAAGACATGGCTTTACAAATCTGGTAGATACGATAATAGCACCATTTAGAAATCTGGGTTCAACGCTAAGAAACATATTCAGTAATGCATGGCAGCACGTACTTAATATATTTTCGGCTACAAGGTTTGCGGGAGTAGCCTCTAATATAGGTATAACCTTTAAAAATATAATTAATAGATTAATATCTGGAATTAATAATGTGGTTTCAAGGCCATTCCAGACACTTGGTAGAGCATTTGCAGCACTAAAAAGGGTTGATATTTTAGGAGCTCATCCGTTTGGCTTTCTTCCTAATATACAAGTACCTCAGATTCCATTTTTAGCAAAGGGAGCCGTTATTCCAGCTAATAGTCCATTTGTGGCTGTATTAGGTGATCAGAGGAATGGAAATAACATAGAAGCTCCAGAAGGACTTATAAGACAGATTATGAGAGATGAACTTGCAGGGCTGACAGATAGACAGAGAACAGAGGTAGTTGTATCTCTAAAGGGAGAGATGGCTAAGTTCTTCCAGGCATTTGTAGAGGAATACAAAAAAGAGCGAGATAAGACTGGCAAAGATCCTATTTTAGGAATATAAGGAGATATTTATGGCGAAGTTCAGACCTATTTTAATATTGGCAGGGGTAGAGTTACCCCTGCCTGATTCATATTCACAGACTATTGCAGATTTAAGCAGTTCACAGACAGGAAGAACATTAGATGGAAGAGCCCATAAAGACGTTATAGCAGTTAAAGACACTATTCCCTTGAAGTGGAGCAGGCTTGAATGGGAAAAGGCAGCAGAAATAGCAAATGCGGTTGACGGCATAGAATATGCGGTGATGCAGTATATGGATGTAAGAAATCCATATGAGATGACAAAGACAGAAGTGTATGTTGGAGATAGAAAAGCTGAGTTTGTTGAAGCTGATACAGATGGTAAAGTATATTGGAGTTTAGAGTTCAGCAGAATAGAGGTATAAGTATGTTAAATGTAGAAAGAAATGGAAGAGACAGTGCAAGAGTTGAAATACATCTTGTTAATGGTCAAGTGATATATGCAGATGAAAAAAGAGTTATGAGTGACGGCATTAAAATCGAAGATACAGCAAGTGAAAGCAGCAATTTTAGTATTGGCTTTGTAAGTTGTAAAGTTCTTACATTACAGCTTATGAATTATGACCAGAATTACAATACTAATAATTGCACCGGTGCAACAGTTATTCCATACATAATAAATAATGGAAGAGAGTACAAAAAAGGGCAGTATAAGGTTTATTCAAGTAAATATGATAATGGATTGCTTAATTTAACCTGTTATGACAATGTGAGAGAGCTTGATAAAAGCATAGATGCAAGTAAATTTACTTTGCCTTGTACATATGCACAGGCATTAAAAACAGCAGTGGAAAGCTGTGGACTTACATTGGCAAATACTAAATTTACTAATTATGATTTAATGCTTACGGAACTGGATAACAGCATATCTACATACAGGCAGTTAGCTGGATATATAATGCAATGTGCCGGCAGTGTGCTTAAGGCTAATACCGAAGGCATTATAACAATAAATGATTATAAAAAGGTGTTCAAAAGCGGAGATAATCTTGATGGCGGTAATTTAACAAATTATAACTCTGGGGATACAGCAGACGGTGGTAATTTTACTGATTATAACTCCGGAGATACTTTTGATGGTGGAGCTTTTGGAGACAGAAAAGATATAGAGTTTAAATATGATATATCAGATTTAGCGGCGGATACAGAAGATACAATAATTACAGGTGTGGCCACAACATTAAATGATGTTAGCTATATTGCGGGTACAGAAGGATACATATTAGAAATTTCCAATAATCCGCTGATAAATGAAGATAATGTAAATACAATTTTAAGTGTATTAAAAACTAAATACGAAGATATGAGGTTCAGAAAGCTAAGCGGAAAAGTAAGGTCGGATTTCAGGCTGGAGTCTATGGATCCGTTATGTGTGGAAGACTATAAAGGTAATGCTTATGACTGCTATTTAACAAGGCTTACTTATACAATTGGAGACTATACAGATATTAGCTGTGACTGTAAGACAAAGGAGGAAACGGAAATATCTGGCAATTCTACAGTTACAAAAATATTAAAAATGGCAGAGTCGAGTGCAGATAAGAAAGTTGAGCAGGAGAAGAATGTAAGAGAAAAGGCATTGGCAGAGCTGACAGAGAAGCTTAGCAAAAATACAGGATTGTATTATACAGCGCAGGAAGCAGAAGGAGGCGGATATATATATTATACACACGATAAAAAGACCCTTGCAGAGAGTACATTTATAACAAAATGGACAGCGGAAGCAATAGGAATAAGTATGGATGGAGGAAAGACTTATCCATATGGATTTACTGTTACAGCAAAAGTAATTATGGATATAATTGCGGCTAATAAAGTATCTGCGACATATATAGAGGGAGGAATATTAAAGCTAGGTGGACAGGATAATACACACGGAGCAATAAATATATTAAATGCTAAGGGAGAGCTTATAGGTTCCTGGGGAGCAAATGGAGTAGATGCCCAAAAAGGTTTTATTGGTGGCTGGAGCATAGAAAATGGAATGTTAAAAAGAACCACAGAGGCATATATACCACCTAATAAAAAAGTTCTGGATACATTGTCATATGTAATAAGAGCTGATGCAGCAAATACATTAGATAAAAATTTATATGATTTTAACGGTAATGGTCAGATAGATATGTATGATTTTGTATATGTAAAAAGGGTACTTAATGGACTAACAGAGTTTAATAAAGACACTTGTGCTATTGCTAAGACGAGCACAGTTACAATAACAATAAATCCTTACAGTACTAAAGAAATGATTTCAATATATGGAACTGATATGTGGGGCCAAGAAAGAAAAACAATAATGGGAATACAGGATTTACAGATAGATAAAGTAAAGTCTGACAGCGTAGAAGCTGGTGAATTTAAACTTAATAAAGATTACGAACATCCTGATATTGGTGGAGTTACAAATGTAATCACTATGGGAGATAACAGTAAATCTTATATAGGAAGCCAGGATGGTACGGCAATACTCGGAAACTCAGTTGGATACGAGTTGAGATTGCAGACAGATGGCAATTTAGTTTTGTATAACACAAGTGGCATAGCAGTATGGAGTTCAGGAACAGCAAGAGGATAATGATATGGGAATATATGTAAGAAGAGGAATGGAAGCGGATTTTGATCCGGAAAAAATGAAGCCCGGAGAATGGGCAGTAAGTATTAACAGCGATAGAAAAAAGCAGAAAATATGGATGTGTTTTGCACCCGGTGTAGTAAAAAGAATGGGTACATATGAGGATTTCGTTGACCAGATTGAGAATTCAACAGATGAGATAAAGCAGAAATACATAACAGCTTTTAACGAGATTTTAAAACAGATAGAAGATGACAAAAATGTTGTAGATGAGGAATACCAGTATGTTGTGTCATTTAAGAAAGCAATTGACAATACTTATATACCTCAAATAACAGCATATGCCAATGCGGCGGCAAGCAGTGCTAAATCAGCGGCGACATCAGAAAGCAATGCCAATACATATAAGACGAATGCGGCTTCTAGTGCCAGTGCGGCGGCTAACAGTGCAAAATCAGCAGCGGCA